AGTGAATTAGCGTCACCTAGATTTATAGTTGAACCATTGATATTTACATTATTTTGGCAATCCACCTCGATATCACCATTAGCTTTAAAGGTGATTTTATTACAACCTCTTGTTAAATTACCAATTATAACTTCGGTAGGCTCCAAATTATTAGGTTGTAACAATGGATTATAGGGAAAGCCTATAGCATTGGTGCTGCTTCCGTTGGGTAGTATTACTAAAACCATGCTGCCAGCGTTATCATTACTTTGCATGTTGGAAGCGTAGCCGTAAGGATATAACATTAAAACATTGGGAATGATTTTTCCAGTTACTATTTCTACTTGAGCATAAGCCCCATTTTCAATGGTTTTTATAAGATAACCTTTTATTACTTCCATTTTTAAAAAATAATTTTATTATTATAATAAATAATAAATAAAAATATGGCAATAGATTTAAAGCTTACGCAAGATAGTTCTGGTTTATATGATATTAGCTTTGAAAATGGAGATTTTGAATTAGTAGATAATTTAGAAACTGCCTTATTAATGTCTATATTTTATAAGCAAAGAGCTAGTGTAGATCAAGTCAAAGTACCTCAATATAGGCAAGGACATTTTACAGACCTTGCAAATGATGATATTGATTATCAAGTGGGAAGTTTAGCTTGGAAGTTTAGCGAGCAAGTAAAAGTTACGGAAGCAAATATTAGTTTATTAGAAGATACTATTAGAACAGACGGCTTACAATGGTTAATTGATGATGAAATAGTTGATGATATAACCGTAAACGCCACAATAAATAATAATAATAATATTACTATTGATATAGCTTTAAAGCCTTTGAATGAGCAAAATAGCAAATATTATCAAATATTTTTAAATACATTTAATTAAAATAATGACTATAGAAAAACCAACGCTTAGCGAAATACAATCAAGATTAATTACTGATTTAATACAAACAGTAAATACAGGTGTTTCTGACACAACCAAGCATATTGATCCTAATTTAAGAAATAGTCTAATTAGAGGCTTATTAAATGCCCTAGCTGGTGGCATAAGTGCTAACTTTGACGCTATACAAACATTACAAGAAGATTTATTTCCATATTCCACGGAAGATGAAGACATAATTTTAGATTGGGCTGCTACTTTTGGAGTCACACAAAAAGTTGCTACTACGGCAAGTGGTTTAGTAACTTTTACAGGAACGGCAGGAACTACTATTCCTAATGGCACGGCTATTCAAACGACGACAGGTTTAGAATATACAACGCAAATAGATGCTACTATAGCTAGTAATACTGTAAATATAACTTCTTTAAGTAGAGCTGGCTATGTTGTAACCGCCGTGACAAGCTCGGATCATAATTTAGCAAGTGGTGTTGAGGTAACTATTAGCGGTGCAACTGAAACTAATTATAATGTTACGGCTATAATAACTGTAACAGACACAAATGCTTTTTCCTATGAGATAACTACTACACCAACTACACCAGCTACAGGAAGTCCACAAGTTACTTTTGTGACAGCTAGCGCAAATATAAAGTCTAGTGATGTTGGATTAGATTATAATGCTATAGAAGGAACGGAGCTTTATTTAATTATTCCCATTAGTGGTTTAGACACTACTGCTTATGTTCAATATACTGAATTATCTGGAGGAGCTAATATTGAAACTATAGAAGAATTAAGAACTAAAATTAATGCAAGAACAGCTGCAATGGCTGCGCCTTTTACGGTTGCTGGTTTACCTTCATTTATAAGAGAAAATAATATAGGAGTCACAAGGGTTTGGGTGGAAGCTGCCACGCCTTTGGCTGGTTATACTACTATATATTTTACTAGAGATAATGACACTAATATCTTGCCAAGTAGTGCAGAAGCCGCTGCGGTTAAAACTAGCATAACTAATGAAGAAACTGGGATATTACCGGCTAATATGTCAGAAAGTGCTTTAACTATAAGCTCCCCTACTGCGGTTAGTGTAGATTTTACTTTTTCTGCTCTATCACCTAACACTACAGACATGCAAACAACAATTACTAATTCTTTAATAGATTATTTTAAAAATAACACTAATGTAAGTAGTAACATAACTTTAGACGATATAAAAAGAATTATATCAAGCTCTTTTGATAGTTCTGGCAATATACCAACATACACTCTAACAACGCCAAGCTCAGATGTTTTAATAGGTAGCGGAGAATTGGGAGTTTTAGGAACAATAACTTATCCTTAATATTATGACTAATTATATAGAAGTTAGAACAAATGAGGAGCAAACAGAAGTATTAAGCTCTTATTTACCAGCAAATAGATGTACAGCAATAAAAAATAATACAACTTCTAATTATAGAAAATTATTATCAGGTTTAGCTCCAGAATTTAGAAGAGTTAGAAATGCTATTAATACTATTAGAAAAGATTATTTCCCTGAAGCCACTACACAATTTATAGAAAACTGGGAAAAGCAACTTAATATACCAGATGATTGTATCGATGTAGCTAATAATATTGAGCAAAGGCGAAAAAATGTAATGCTAAAATTAAATAGTATTAATATTTCAACTAACAAAGAAATAGAAAATATGCTAGCAGCAGCAGGGGTTGATGCTACTGTACAAAATGCTTTAGATATAAGCTTATTACCTTTAACTTTACCTTTTATATTAGTATCACAAGAAACCGCCCCTTTTACTATAATAATTACTTTAGATGCAAGTTTACAACCTGCTGGGTTGCCCTTAACTTTACCATTTACATTATCAAGCCAAGCTCCAGCAAATATAGAATGTTTATTAAAAAAATATATTCCTGCTCATTGCCAAGTGTTTTTTAGATATGCTTAAATTTTAAATAATAAGCTTTTTTTTCATATTATTTTATGATGAATTATATTTTATTTTTGTTTATCATGTAAAAAAACAAATTTTAAAATCTTATGGCTAAATTTGATTCAAAAGTTGATGGAAATACAGTTGGAGGAGATGAATATAATAATATTGTCAATCCCTTAGCAAATTTAATTACTTCATCTGGACAAACTATTGATACTGGTAATACTCAAGTAGTAAAGGCGATAGCTGATTATGCTGCTGTTGGTACTTTTTATAGTGAGGGTGGCGTTGTTAATGCTTATTCATTATCAGCAATAGGAAATAGACTAGCTCCTAATGCTTATAGTGAAGGAATGGAGATAAGATTTAGAGCAGGTAATACTAATACTGGAGCTACAACAGTTAATGTGGCTGGCTTAGGAGTTAAGAGTATAAAGCAAGGTGACGGAAGCACAGATTTAACTGCTGGAGATATTAGCACAGATTTTGACACTAGAGCCAGATATGACGGCACTGTTTTTAGATTATCTAATGTTAGTGATGTTGGTAATTTAACAGTAAACGGTAAATTTAATACTACACCAGTAACAGAAACTATTTCAAGTGAAGGTGCTATTACATATAGTGGAGCTACAATACAAGTAAACGGAGAAGGGGGAGCAGCAGATGTTTTAACTACTATTAATGGTGGTTCTGAAGGTGATAGGGTATTATTAAGAAAATTAAATACAAGTGGCGACATAACTGTAGAAGATGGAACTGGTAACATATTTTTAGAGCCTAATGAAAATGTGCAATTAGGCTCGCTTATGGCTGCTGTTGAGTTAAGTTATATAAATGGAACTTGGAAGCAAGTAAGCAGATCTGGCCAATTGGATTTTGCACATAGTGATGCAACAAATGGCTATCAATATTTACCAAGTGGCATGTTGTTTCAGTGGGGTAGTAATTCCGTTACTACAGGGACAATAGTTACTTTACCAATTGCTTTTAGTTCAGCTTTTCATGGAGCAACCACTTCACACAGAGGAAATAGCAATACTGTAATCCATACTTACAATAGATCGGGGCTTACTGGTATAAAATTAAACCACAACGGAGGAGGCACTAGTGAGATCTCATGGTGGGCGGTAGGAGATTAGGTTAAATTATTAAAGAAATAGAAATTATGGAAGAAGAAAAAATTATATTATTTAAAGTAAAATACAATCAAGAAACAACTAAAGTTGAGGGTTATTTGCCTAGCTTTATGAATTACCCTAATAATGTAATAGATGAAGAAGCTAAAACAATAGATGGTTCTCCTTATAT